ACGCTGCCGGAATATCTCGGACAAATGCACCTGCGCATGACGGCTCAACGTGTAAAGGAGGAACCTGATGCAGCATAGAATATCCGAATATATGAGGATACTCAGTCTTATCACCGACGAAGCGGAGGGGATACAGCGTCAATATGACAACGAAATAGACGCAGTAGCAAAGAAATACGCTGCATCGATCAACACGCTCAAGGAAAAAGCAGCGGGTATTGAAAAAGAGATGCTTAAAGCGGCACACCAGGCGAGAAAAGAAATATTCGGCGCAAGCGATATATATGCAACAGAATACGGGCAGCTTCTACGTGAGATTGCCGAAAAGGTTACCATCCCGCGAGACGCCATCACAAAATGCGAGGAATACGGGTTTAATGAGGTTGTTGTAATATCAAAAGCATTAGATAGGGCAGCCGTTGAGAAGTGGCCTGACGAGAAATTGTTTTTGCTGGGCGCGAAAAAGCGCATTATTGAAAAGATTGTATACGAAAGGAGGAGAGATGTTGGAAGAGATAAAAAGTAATGATTTGAATGAAGAGCCGGATGCCGAAACAAAAGGATGGCAGAATTTAGGCAAGGACGAACAAATAAAATATGAGATTTATAAAACAGAAATGGAAGCCAAAGTCAGGGGCGCTGCCATGAGAGAAAATCTGGAGAGGGTGCTCAGGGTTATTTTTTTGAGAGACACAAAGGCCCGCTTAAAGCCGCTTGGCTTATGGACAAAATGGTGTATTGACACAGGGTTGGATGTGAAGCAATGCCAGCGTGATTTGGACAAAATCGGAGAGTTTAGACAAGATGCACTCCTGAATTTCGGGAGTCATGTAGGGTATGACTTGAATAAAATTAAATACTTACAACTGGGGGATATAGACACACTCTCCCGAAAAACGGGAGTTGAGGCAGTTATCGAAAACAATAAGTTCATTATAGATGACCACGAAATAGACTTTACCCCTGACGAGGTCAAGCTTATTATCGAGGCCAGAGACGAGAAACTTCGCAGGGCTGAAGAAAAAGCAGAGGAAGAAAAGAAATCACTGGAAAAAGAACATCAGGAAGCCCTCAGAAAGTTAAAGAAGACCATTCGGGTGCTGGAGAAATTTAAAAAAGCCGCCGACGATGAGGGCATATCACCGGAGGAAAAGGCCTTTCTGGAACAGATGGATGCAATTAAGATGCGCTTTACTGAGGCGGTACAGGAATTTTATAAGATGGCGCTTGATACGGAAGATATGACCGACCCAATGAAAGCGGCGTGCAAAGCAACGCTTGAATATATGCACCTGCTGCTTGATGGAGAGGGGTAACAGGGAGGTGAAGAAATTATCAACAAACATATGAGGATTTGAAAGGTCGAAACCCGGCGGGACGGATAAAACCGCCTGCACGGGTCTTGCGGTTTATGCCCCAGCTGACGAGACCGTAGGAGGATAAAACCGTTCAAAGTTCAAGGTTTAAGGTTCAACGTTGAACATAGAACATAGAACATAGAACGATATAAAAAGGGAGGACGAATGGCGTACTTTAACGATATAGGAGATAAATTAATATATCTGAAGGAATATTGTGAAAACTGCGGGCATTTTGGCAACAAAGGTTTTGACAGGGGTTGCCCTGTGCTGGATGTGCACGCCGTTTTTGCTATGGACAGATTTTACATAGCGCAGCTCAATACTTTGCTTGACCGGCTGATCCCGAGAAATGCCCGCCACGAGAACGAGCGCTGCACCATGTTTGCGGCAAAGGAGGATAGCCTGTGATATGCCCGAAATGTAACTCGGCAGAAATGCAACCCGACCATGACCGGATACGCGGTATTGAGATATATTTCTGCTGGAAATGCGGAGAAAGGATATATCCCGCATACCCGAGGCGAGAACCAAATGACGAAGATCAGGTAAGATCGGCACATGCCTGCCCGATGCACAAGGGGAAAAAAACGAACGGGAACAAACATCGCGCACTTGTTCCCGGCATATGCAAAAGATGCGGTGATCCGTTCGAAGGCGGTCCGAACAGAAAGTATTGTGAAGATTGCATAGATGTTGCGAAGCGCGAGTATAACGAGGTGTATTACAAAAACCGGAGAGCAGCGTGACAGATCAAAACATCACTACATCTGGGATTGCCTGTTGGAACTGTGATGGAATAATGAAGAGATATGGACAGGACAGCTTCTACTGGTATTACAATTGCCCGCTCTGCGGCATGATAACGGTAGAGTTAAAGGACGATTATCCTGGGAAAACAAAGGTGAGAGATGCCGGATAGAACCCTTGACTGGGTAAGGGACGTAGAGATTGAGGATTTACTCGACAAGGATGTGAAGCTTGTCTACGACCACTGCGGCCTTGATATCCTGATTAAATTATGGGAGGAATTCCCGTCCATGCCCATCTACATGTCAACCTCGCCTCTCAACCAGATTAAAGAACGGTACATCAAAAAGTATTGCAACGGGCACAACATCAAGGAGCTTTGCCGGCTCCTCGACGTGTCTGAACGATTTGTCTACAAAGTATTAGAGAAAAAGGGCGTCATTCACAAAGGCCAGGAAGGTCTTTTCCCCGCCGGCGTTTCAGACTAATAATTCCTGAACAGTTCAATAGAACCAATATATTAATAAGGTATACAATCCCCACAATGGCACACCCACACTACATGATGGTTTATGGCCGTGAAAGAGAACTTTGAACCGACATTAAAGTTTATTCTTAACGCAGAAGGCGGATACACCGTTGATCATGCAGGCCCCACACAAATGGGTCTCACGCTCAGGCTGATGAAGGCGCTGCGGCTCGATCTTGATCACGACGGAGACGTGGACGGGGCAGACGTAAGACTTGTTACTGTCGATGTAGTCCGTCAGGCATTCAAAAAGGAGTTCTGGGACCGTGTCGGTGCGGATAAACTTCCTGCCGGCATAGATCTCCAGGCCGCAGATTTTGCATACAACGCCGGGCCTATGGCGGCAAGCCAGATGCTGTATAACCCGCTTGACCCGATACTGATCCGCGAGCGGAGAATAGCGTTTTATGAGAGTCTTTGCAAACGAAACCCTGCCAAGTATGCAAAATACCGCCACGGTTGGATAAACAGGGCAATGGGCGCATACGAAGCGGCAATGCGATTGTAACGATATAAAACCGTTCAAAGTTCAAGGTTCAAGGTTCAACGTTGAACATAGAACATAGAACATAGAACATAGAAGGAGGGGGAGCGATGATATTCAATCAATCACTGAAAGAGTTTTTCAGGTCTAAAACCAACTGGACAGCAATTGTAATGGTTGTTTCCGCTGTGGCCGGGTATATCTCCAAAGAATATACCATAGCAGGCGCGCTTACCCAGGCGCTGACCGGAGCGGGCATGCTTTTCATACGTGACGCGATAACAAAGGCTTGAGCAATATGGGATATTTGCAGATAGCCCGCATTCTTTGCCCTTACCTGATCGGCGCCGTAATCGCCGGAGGATGCGCATGGAAAATACAGGGCATCCGCATGGATGCATTAAAGAACCGCCTTGCCGTGCAAAAAGCAGAAATATTGTCCTGCCAGGATGCGAATAAAGTATGTGGAGAAACAATAATAAAATTAAAAGCAGATATTCAAAAAGCGACAGCAAACTGCGAAAAACGGATTTCTGTCAGGAATGAGCTTATGGATCGCATCAGGGAAATAGACGAACTGAAGCCGAATATGCCAGATACAACCCCCCGGCCAAATCTTCCGGGGGCAGGCAAAGAGGGGAAATATGTGGAAAATGGTCTTACCGGCGGCACTGATCCTATTCTCTATGAACTTAACAGGGTGTGGGTCGGTCCGGCAAATAAGTAGTATTGAATATGTAGAAAAACAGTTACCGCCTACGCCAGTAGAGCCATGCTATTACCGTGTGACATGGGATAAATGCAGCGATAAATACTGTCTGAATAGCGAGGGTGCAAAAGCTCTGCTTAAAAATATTGAACTTATGAAGGGATATGCGAGCGAACTTAAAATTATATTAGATGGGGCGCACTGATGTACGGGTGGCAAATCATTGCGATATGCGCAACTCTCGTTACAGCGTGCAACGTAATTGTGATGGCGTACGTAAAGTACATTATAACCCGATCGCTCAGCCAGATTGACGAGAAACACGCCGAAAACAACAGAAAAGTTGAGGCAGTGGAGCGACAATTATACGAAATAAAAGCTGATCTGCCTATCTGCTATGTGCGTCGTGAAGATTTTATCCGCAATGAGGTCGCGATTAACGCCAAACTCGACCGTATTTATGATCGGGTTGAGAAGCAAACTAAAAAGGGGGAATGATGGATATCGAAAAAGCCCGAAGAGAAGAATTGCGATGGCTGATACTGCGCGCACTCTATGCAGCCCAGCCTGTCGGGACATCCGAAGCGATTATTAAAAATGTAATTGAGCCTGTAATTCTTGATGTGACCATTATGGATATACGTCGGGAACTGGATTATTTAAACGAGCGCGAGCTCGCAACAGTCACAAAACGCGATACCCCCATATGGTTTGCAAAGATTAATAACCACGGCATAGATATTATTGAGTACACAGTTGATTGTCATCCAGGCATAGCCCGTCCAAAGAAATACTGGTGAGCAGATGCCACAGAGATCAAAGATATTAACGCTGCCTGATAACGTTAAAGCCGATCTAAATAACAGGCTGATTTCCGGGGGGTTTGCCGGATATGAAGCCTTATCTGAATGGCTTATCAGCGAGGGCTATGAAATATCCAAGTCGGCTCTGCACCGTTACGGTACGGAGTTTGAACAACGGCTGGGCGCCATAAGGGTTGCAACAGAGCAAGCGCGGGCGGTTGTAGACGCTGCAGGCGATGATGCCGGAGTAAAGAGCGATGCGCTGATGGCGCTCGTGCAGGAGAAGGCATTCCAGGCGCTGGTCAGGATGGAGGAGCCGGGCGACATGTCTCTGGCATCGCTCGGACGCATGGTAGCAGATTTGAGCCGCGCGAGCATTGCACAAAAGCGATGGATGGCTGAAATAAAACAAAAAACCGCAGCAGCAGCCGAAAATGTAGAGAAAAATCTTGCCGGGGCCATAGATGAAGAAACTTTAAGAAGGGTGAGAGAGGAGATATATGGCATTGCAGGGTAATCATTGGCAAGATTTAAACAAAATTCAGCCTCAATCACGGAAGAGAGAAACATCCCCTGCTGTTGTGCTGTATGATTATCAGCAACAATGGGTAAAAGATCAGGCTAAGTTCAAGGCCGGCATGATGTCCAGACAGTGCGGGAAAACGTTCACGGCAACGTTTGAAATTGTGAATGACTGTTTGGGAAAAGAATCCCGGCGGCAGAAATCCCGCTGGGTAATCCTGTCGCGTGGAGAAAGGCAGGCCAGAGAAGCTATGGAAGAGGGAATAAAAAGACATTTGGCTGCTTTCAGAACAGGCTTTCGGGCGCTCGAATATGACTGGGAGCCGACTGTGCGGGCGTTGGAGGTAATATTGCCGGGGGGCTCCAGAATTACCGCTTTACCTTCCAACCCTGATACAGCAAGAGGTTTTTCAGCTAATGTTCTCCTTGATGAATTTGCCTTCCACGCCGATTCACGCAAAATATGGCAGGCGGTTTTCCCTATTGTCTCCAAACCGGGTTTAATGCTGAGAGTTATTTCAACACCAAACGGCAAAAGCAATAAGTTTTATGAGCTAATGACAGATCAGAGCGGCACATGGTCGAGACATACGACAGATATATATCAGGCAGTCGCCGATGGGCTTCCCAGAAATATTGAAGAATTACGGGCGGGAATCTCCGACCCCGACGCATGGGCGCAGGAGTATGAATGCAGATTCATCGATGAAGCAACGGCATATATTACCTACGAGATGATTACATCCTGTGAAGATGAAAGAGCCGGTATAGAGATACAGAATATTGCAGCCCTGCAGGGTGATCTCTATATGGGGGTGGACATTGGACGCAAGAAAGACCTTACCGTTATATGGATATGGGAAAAAGTTGGAGATGTTCTATGGACTCGCATGGTGCGAAGACTCTTTAGAGAGCCATTCAGAATCCAGAGGGAAATATTATTTACCTATCTGCCCTTTACGCGCCGGTGTTGCATAGATGCTACGGGCCTCGGAATGCAGCTTGCCGAGGAAGCGGTCGAAAAATACGGGAGCCGCGCAGAGGCAGTCATGTTTACAGCTTCGGCCAAAGAGGATATGGCTGTTACGATAAGGAGACACTTTGAGGACAGAACCATCAGAATACCGATAGACCGGGAGATCAGAGACGACCTCCATTCAATTAAGAAAATTACAACCGCCGCAGGGAATACCCGTTTTGATGCAGAGCGAACCGACGCAGGACATGCAGATCATTTCTGGGCAGCGGCGCTTGGAACACATGCAGCAACAAACCCGACAGGCGTTGTAACGTATGAAACCGTATCCAGGCGCCCTATGTTTGGCCGGGTGGATGACAATTACGATAGATTCAGCAATGATGACCGGGGCGATACGCACAGGTCGGGTTTAGCCGGTATGAGAGGTGGGTGGTAATGATAGTTGATCAATACGGCAGGGACTTGTCCTCGCAAAGCAGGGGAATAAAGGCAAACAAGCCGATTCTCAACGAAATTGCAATACAGACAGTGCGGGATCGTTACGGTTCGTATCCGTCACAGGGTCTTACGCCAGAGCGACTGGCGACTATATTCAAAGAAGCTGACCAGGGCGATGTGATGCGCCAGGCGGAACTTTTTGAAGAGATGGAAGAAAAAGACCTTCACCTGACCGGCATTTTGCAAACGAGAAAGATTGCGGTAACCGGCCTGGAATGGGAAATACTTCCTGCGTCAACCACGCCGGAGGATAAGAAGATCGCCGAAGCAGCAAAGGAGATGATCGAGTATATAGAAGACTTTGAAGACGCCCTGTTTAATCTGCTGGATGCAGTGGGTAAAGGTTTTTCTGTAGGCGAAATAATGTGGGATATTTCAGAAGGCCAGGTCTGGGTTAAAAACATAGAGTGGGTGCATCAGAAGCGATTTACTTTTAATTCCCCCGATGTGATACTCAAAACACCGCAACTTATCACCGATGCAAATCCTATCTGGGGAGAAGAATTACCCCCGAATAAATTTGTTGTGCATCGTCACAAGGCCCGCTCCGGGGCTGTCCCTCGCGGGGGGTTGCTGAGGCCGTGTGCATATATGTACCTATTTAAGAATTATGATATCAAAGACTGGTTGATATTTAATGAGTTGTTTTCCGTGCCTATGCGCATCGGCAAATATTCGTCCGCAGCAAACCCTGCCGATATTGAAACACTGAAACAGGCGGTCTTTAATCTCGGCGTTGACGCGGCGGCGGTGATTTCGGATTCCACGCTGATCGAACTCGTCGAAGCCAAAGCGTCAGGAAGTAATACAACACACAGGGACTTTGCAGACTTCTGTGATAGGGCAATGAGCAAGGCAATTTTGGGGCATACCGGATCAGCCGAGGGGACACCGGGCAAGCTTGGCAATGAAGACCAGGCAAAAAATATCCGGCAGGATCTTCTCGAATCGGATGCAAAGGCTCTTCAGAACACAATCAAACTCGGGCTTTTTGCTCCCTGGGTAGCGTTTAATTATGGCGAGGGGAAAGGCGTCCCCATATTTAAGTTCCACTTCGAGGGCAGTGAAGACCTGGAGAAGACAGCAAAGGTCTACGGGGTACTCGTAAAAGATGTGGGTTATACGCGGATAGGTGTAAAGCATATACAGGAGCGTTTTGGCATCCCTGAGCCGGAAAAAGGGGAAGAGACAATAAGCAAGCCTCTGATTGGTAGCGGGGATAACAGACAACAGGCTAATTCCATAATGTTCAACACCGATGGCATGGCTAATGCTCTTAATCGCCTCTTCCCGGATCAGGTGGCAGTCGATGCAATCGAACTACCACAACCCGGACAGTTAGACCCTGTTACATCCCATATAATCACCATGATAAACAAGGGCGACACCTATGATGACATCGTGGCTGCGATTATAACCGCTTATCCGTCCATTGATATGCGGACAGTTGAACAATTGATGCAGAAAGCCATCTATGTGAATGACCTCTGGGGCGGCGCCAATGCCCGGTAAGCAGGCCGTTGATCTCTCTTATGCCATCGGTCTTCCCCCTGAAAAGGCAATTGAGTATTTTTCATCTAAGGGATACAAAACTACATATGACTGGCAATCCCTATGGCAGGACTCCCAAACAAAAGCCTTTACAGTTGCAGGCGTCGCAAGGATGGACATATTGCAGGATATCAAGGGCATGATAGACAAGGCGATGGCCGAAGGAATGCCGTTGCAGGAATTTAAGGATAGTTTAATCCCACGTCTCCAGGCGAAGGGCTGGTTGTCCAATTCCCCCGAAAAAATGCCCTATCGTCTGGAGAATATGTATAGAACGAACATACAGACCGCATTCATGGCGGGCAGATACCGCGAGATGATGGAGAACGTCAAGGACCGTCCTTATTGGCAATATGTGGCGGTTATGGATTCCAGGACAAGACCGGCGCATTCGGCTTTAAACGGTAAGGTGTTCAGATATGATGATCCATTCTGGAAGGTGCATTATCCGCCGAACGGTTTTCAATGCAGGTGCCGCGTGCGCAGCCTCTCAGAGCAGGACGTTGAAGCAAGGAAGTTAACCGTCGAATCAGGCAAGGACAACATGGTATGGGAGGAAAGACTCACAGTCGGAGGCTACACAAAGCCCACAGCGGCGTATGTCGACCCTGTCACAGGGAAAAAACTCTTCACCGACCCCGGATGGAGCTACAACCCCGGCGAGAAGTTCTGGAAACCCGACTTGAGGAAGTACAACAAGGACATCAGGGCGGCCTTTGAAAAGGAAATGGCGGAGTTCAAGGCAGGGGTAACAAATCCATTTGCCGACCTTAAACCTATACAAGGAACACAGAAGGGCAGCAACCCTGGCGGCATATACGAGAACGTCGAAGGTGAGAAATTCTATGTAAAGTTCTACGCAGATGCAAATCAGGCAAGAACAGAATACGCGGCCAACAAGATTTATAAATCGCTTGGTGTAGAAGTTCCCGAATCTTATCTTGCAGAGTTACAAACTTTCAGCGGGAATAAAAAACTTGCTTTTATAACAAAATGGCATCCCGATCTGAAACGGATAACTGCTCAGGAAATGACGCAACACCCGGAGGACTTGGCAAAGATATTTCATTCTTCGGTGCTTGTCAAAAACTGGGATGTTGTGGGTATGGAATATGACAACCTGCTTTTGAACAGCAAGGGTAAACTTACGCTTATTGACGCAGGGGGATCATTCAAATTCAGAGCAAAAGGACTGCCCAAATCCTATGGCACAGACATCGATGAAGTCTCTACATTCCTTAGCCCTTCCAAAAATCCACAATCGGCGAAAGTATTTGGTGAAATTGATAAAAACAATGCCCTATTTGGAAAGAAATATACAACATGGCTAAAAAAGCTAAACAGTTCCGGTGTTATGGACATTATGAAATCGGCAGGGTTTAGCGAAATCGAGAGCAAAGAATTAACCGATGCGCTCATAGCCAGAAGAAATTCCCTTGTGAAGTATATGAAATCGCTTGAAGGCGCCGGCGCCGATAAACTTAACATCAAACGTTATATGGGCAGTGGGTATGACTACTACAAGAGACAATACGTACAGGCAAGAGAGGAGATAAGGTCAATGCTATCAGAGCTTGAATACGTAATAACAAAGGGCTATACGGGGAATTCATACTATCACGACATCAACGGAACCCTCGTGAAGAAAGCGGGGGAAGTATATAACAGCCATTTCAGGGAGTTGGACGACAGAACTATAAACTCTATTAAGAGGCAAATGGACAACGCACTGGACAAGTTACCCAAAACCAACAACAGCGTGGTGTACAGGGGAACAAAGCTAACTAATGAAGTTATAGAAAGTAAATTTATAGAAGGCAGAAATGTAATTCTCCCTGGCTATCAATCCAGTTCAGAAACATCCCCTTTTACCTCTGGTAAAAATGTCATCTATAAAATAAATCTTACGAAAAAGGAAGGCGGCTTAGTCAAGTTAATAAGTGATTTTAGTTCAGAAAATGAATTTATTCTAAAATCAGGTAAACAATACAAAGTGCTGAAGAAAGAGATGATAAACAACAAATGGCATATTGAATTGGAAGAATTATGAATTTATGTCACACTGATAACAGCATTATTGCTCATGAGCCGCTCAAGTCTCGAATTAAGAAGAGACATTTGTTCATCTGTCAAATGGCCAAGGTCGCAGCCGTATTTTTTTGCAAACTCCTCAATTTGTGGTTTTTCTTCTTTAAACATAGGATCATCAAAGACATCCTTCAAATATTGATATTTTTCCGGTATCTCTTGCATGGTGTGTCCTCCTTATTTTTGCGCCCTGTACATGACCGACCATACGCCTGTGCAGGCATGATGGTACTCAGAATCACGGACAGAATCCTTGAAATTGGAATAATCAATGCCCTCGGCAAGGGATTTCACCTTTTCTGCAACCTCTTCACGAGGGATAAAAGCCCTGTACCGGTAATCTCTCTCCGGTGTTTTCTTAACCTTTGCATTAGAAAACAGCGCCTTAATGTGACCGGGAAACCGCGCGCGAACAATCATGTTATCAGGATTATCCCAGTCCTGAATGATAGAAAGAAACCCTTTGTTGGTAAATATCCACATGCTCATATTATAGCACATTTTGGAATGATAAGAGGAAATTTTTTATGGACATAACCATCAAAGTCGATGATACCGGCGTGCAGAACCTCTTAAAAACCCTGCAATCACGTATTAAACACATGCAGCCGATCATGAGAAGCATATCGGAGATCATGAGGGACGAAGTGGAAGAAAATTTCGCGCAGCAGGGCAGGCCGAAATGGGAACCTCTGAAAGCGTCAACCATCGCAAACAGGACAAAACAAGGATACTGGCCGGGAAAGATACTCCAGATGCACGGACACCTTGCAGCCTCTATATCGGCAAAGGCAACCGACACACAAGCAGTCGTTGGTACAAACGTGAAATATGCAGCCATACATCAATTTGGAGGCAAGACTCCACCAACCGTTATCAGACCTAAGAATAAAAAGGCGCTCTTCTGGCCGGGGGCAGCTCATCCGGTAAAATCGGTCAAGCGCCCCGGCGTCACTATACCGGCAAGGCCATTCCTCATCATACCTGAGACAGGCATGGGAAAAATAAGACAACGGTTGATCCAATATATTACAGATGGAGGAAAGTAAAGATGCTCATATTTGCGTTGTGGCGCATGAAAGAAAACAATGTGAGTAAATATACGGGTCATACCGGAAATTTGCAGCCTGAACAATTCGCAACGGTGTTTCAACGGTAATAAGGAGGAAGGAACGGATGGATAATTACATAATTTTTATAGGTAAGGATTTTCAGGGTGTAGCTCCTGCTGAAATTCAGGTCATCCCAGCCGGCCGCACCATTACGCCGAAAGGTGTTTTTGTGCTGGATCAGGAGAGCGCACAGGCGGTTATAAGCGATTTCGAGGCACACAAAAACGATATGGTTATTGATTATGAGCATCAGACATTATCTGACCCGCCAGTTGAAGCGCCGGCCGCCGGATGGGTAAAGAAGCTGATAAACAAGGGCGCGGATGGGATATGGGGTGTAATCGAATGGACAGGCAAGGCCAGGCAATATATTGAGAATAAAGAATATCGGTATGTATCGCCGGTATTTCTGAAACGGAAGCAGGACAACAAGGTGGTGCGGCTTATCAACGTTGCGCTCACAAATCAACCGAACATTGACGGGATGGTCCCGTTGATGAATAAAAGCAGCTTAAATTGCGCAAACGAAAAAACAAAAAGGGAGGTAAGTATTATGAAGAATCTATGGAAACTCCTCGGATTGGCCGAGGATGCGAAGGAAGAAGAGGCTATCGTTGCTGTGAATAAGCTCCTCGCCGAGCTATCGGCTGGAAAAGCCGAGGGGGCGGCAATCGTGGCAAACAAGGCTGTTCTCGATGTGCTGGGACTCAAAGAGGGGGCTACAGAATCGGAAATCACCGGCACTATTATGGCAATGAAACAGGGCAGCGGCACTGTCTCGGATCTTGTAGCTCAGGTGAATACCCTGACTGCAAAACTATCACAGAAAGATGCATCCGATGCAGTTGAAAAAGCCGTAAATGCCGGCAAGATAACCCCTGCCCAGAGAGAATGGGCACAGGAATATGCAACCCGAGACCTTGCAGGTTTTGACGTATTTGTGTCAAAGGCGCCTGTTGTGGTGCATCAAGGAAAGGTAATCGAAGATAAAAAGTCCGAAGGCGGCGCAATAGACGACTCTCAGGCAATGATAAACAAAATGTGCGGCATAGACGACGAAACATTCAAAAAATTCAGCGTAAAGGAGGCGTAATATGGCTTTATCAGCAGACAAAACAACAGAATACATGGAGGGCGTTGACCTCTCCATACCCGTTGACGACGGGGACAAGATATACGCAGGCGCTATTGTCTGTGTGAATGCCGCAGGCTATGCGGTAGTCGGCGCGGACACGGCAGGCCAGATATTCATGGGCATCGCCCGCGAGCAGGCGGATAATTCGTCTGGCGCAGACGGCGCAATCAATGTGACAGTCAGGCGCAGGGGGCTGTTCAAGATGAAACTCGCCACCGCTATCACCATAGCCAACGTAGGCGATAATGTTTTTATCGCCGATGATGAATCGGTAGACCTTGCAGGAAATGTAACCAATGATATCTTCGTGGGCATTATCGCAAGCTATATCGACACAACCCATGCATGGGTAGATATCGAACCTGCCATCAGGCAGGCGGACGTGGCCACTCATATTGCCGATGCAAGCGGCGCGCACGCAGCATCAGCAATCAGCATAGCGGATGCGGGGTCATTCACCTCTCAGACCGAGGTTGAGGCGGCGTTACAGGAGATATACCAGCATTTAAAGTCGGCAAAGGGGGTTATTAATATACCTACTCCGGCATTCAGCGCGGCAGGCGTGGCAATAGCCGCATTCTCGGACGGCGCAAGCGATGTGCCGGGGTATTGCGTAACGGCCAAAGGGCTTGGCATCAGATGGAACAACCATGCCGCTCCTCTTGCAGTGGGCGCAAAAGTTATAGTTCCCCCCGATGCGGATGTAACAGCAAATATGGTACTGCATATCCTTGCCGCAAAGACAGGAGCGACAGGCGCAGACGCTACCAAATTTACTGTGGCCGCATACAATAACGATGTCGGGGAACTCTACGACGCTGACGCCGATTTTGGCGGCGACACAGGCGCCATGACCGGCGATGCGGTTGCAAAGACTGTCCAGGAAGTAACGTTGACCCTTGCGCTGGCAAATCTGACGGCCTACCCTGCGGCAATAGAGCTGACCATTAAGCCTAAAGACGGTACGCTCGGCACCGATGATGTGATAATGCTGGCACAGTGGATTGAATATAAGAAAAAATTGCTGACAGCGTAAATAAAACCGTTCAAAGTTCAAGGTTCAAGGTTCAACGTTGAACATAGAACATAGAACGATATAAAAAAGGAGGAATAACCATGATTGTTAATCAGTCAAATTTAACAGGGATATACAGGACGTTTTCCACGATATTTAACCAGGCTCTCGAAGCGGCATCTTCTTTGTGGCCTATTATAGCCATGCAGGTGCCGTCAACAGGCAGGAGCGTAGACTACAAATGGCTGGGAAACTTCCCGATGATGAGGGAATGGGTTGGAGACAGGGTTATCAAAGACCTGGCAGCATTCCATTATGAGATTACAAATAAGGACTATGAGGCAACTATCGAGGTAGACAGAAACGACATTGAGGACGACCAAATAGGCGTATACACCCCCATGATTCAGGGGCTTGCACAGGCAGCTAAGGAACATCCGGATTATCTTGTGTTTGCGCTGCTTGCTGCGGGGTTTGCGACAACTTGCTTTGACGGACAGTATTTCTTCGACACAGACCACCCTGTGGGCGCATCCACCCAGAGCAACTACGGCGGCGGTGCATCTTATGCATGGTATTTAATGGATTTAAGCAAACCCATCAAACCGATCATCCTACAGGTAAGAAAGCAGCCTCAGTTCGTGTCTATGGATAAGCCGGACGATGAAAACGCCTTTATGCGCAAAAAATACCGCTATGGCGTAGACGACAGAAAGAACGTCGGCTATGGATTGTGGCAGCTCGCATACGGCAGCAAACAGACGTTAAACAGCACATATTACGCTGCTGCAAGGACGGCAATGATGGGCTTTACCAAAGAAGACAACACAACGCCTCTGAACATCAAACCGACACACCTTGTTGTAAGCCCGTCAAACGAGGCGGCAGGCAAGGCTCTTGTTGAAGCACAGTTTGATGCGACCGGCGCAAGCAATGTCTGGTACAACTCGGCTAAACTCGTTGTTGTGCCCTGGTTGACATAGAAGATACAGAAGTTTGGAGGGTTAGAAGGTTGAAAAACAGATGATTAGAAGGCTGGAAGGTTGGAGGGTTGGCTGACAGAAGATTAGAAGACTGGATGATTAGATGTTTAGCAAACCCTCTAACCCTCTAATCATCTAATCATCTGGATTAAAGGGAGGTGTGTAGATGAAGCTGTTAATCAGATCAAAGCCAGAATCTTTTTACCGGGCAAAGATGAAATTTACCCGGCAGCCCGTAGAAGTGGATGTAGATGCCGACACTGCAACCATACTCATGAACGAACCGATGCTTAGCGTTACATTGGTGCAAGCGCCGGCACGATCCATTGAAAAAACTGAAGAAACGCCGGCACAGGCGCCGGTACAGGCACCGGCAGGGAGCAGGAAACAGAGATCAGAAAAACAGAAAAGCAGCACGGCTGACAGCCGATAGCTGAAAAAGAGGCGGATATGGCATATTGTACAAAGACAGATATAGAAAAGATGCTGCCCTCTGCGGATGTAACTGATTTGACCGACGACGAGGGTACAGGGGCGCAGGTATCCACGAGGGTATCCGAGGCGATAGCACAGGCTGATGCAGAAATTGACAGCTATTGCGGCGGACGCTACTCCGTGCCATTTTCAAGTGTACCCGATATCGTCAAAAAATGTTCTGTGGATATAGCCATATACAATCTGTATTCCAGGCGCGTTGAGACCATACCGGAAACCCGCTCTGAGAGATACAAAAATGCTATCAGGCAGCTCGAAGGCATAGCGAAAGGAATTATATCCATAGGCGAAGACCCCGAACCCACAGCGTCAACAGGGGCGTCATACGCCGAATGCAACAAGACAGAAAGCGACAGAATATTCACCAGGCCGAAGATGAGAGGATTTTAAGAGACGATGGCAACCATAGCGGACATCGAAGACGACATCATAACGGCGATAGCGGCGCTAAAAGATGATGATGATGATAACAAGCTCTTCCGGATCGTCGAATCGCTGGGGCGGAAAAGACCGCCCGTTGCTATAAACTATCCGGCATGTTTTGTATATTTTGCAGGAGATACGAACACGGGCAGCCGACCCAGACCCATATATCAAACCGATTATGAATGTCTGGTCTCGGTTAAAAACCTCTCATCGGAAAAGGATGCGGCGGACGGTGTATATGCACTCATCGATGCCGTGAGAGACGCGATAGAGGGGAAACAGCTTGATAATGACGATATAGAACCTTTTATGTGTGTGTCGCGGGAATTGTCCGACTATGCGGACGGGGTGATAAGTTACGTTATTAAATTTAGGACGCGGCACTATCTGGCCGTACCGACATAAAACCGTTCAAAGTTCAAAGTTCAAGGTTCAACGTTGAACATAGAACATAGAACGATATAAGGAGGCAACATGGATAGACAACCAGGATCATATAAAACTGCGGCAAAGGGCAAACCACAAAAAGAGAACCTGAATGACGAGGCGATGGCCGCGAGGCTCGGGAAGGCATGTACAAAACAGGAAGATGCGGAAAGCGCGGGATCTCCCGTAGCAGGTATGGACAGGCAACCCGGCACCTATCGTTACGACATCAACAAACAAGATTTTGTGCCAAATATAGATAAGAGGGAGGCAAACAATGAGTCTTGAAGAAAAACAATTAATCCTGGCAAAAGTAGAATCGATATACGGTAATGACCCTACCCCTACGGTCGGTGATAATGCATTGCTTACCGGCAAGGTATCTATTGAAATAGCAGATGCAAGCCGGGAGAGAAAGGTTCTGCTGCCATATTTCGGGGCGCTGCAGAAAATACCTCTCGGGGAAGGGGTAAAAATATCATTCCCGGTAGAAGTCAGGGGATCGGGTGTAGCCACAACACCGCCAAGAATAGCGGCGTTGCTGCGAGCAGCAAACCTCACTGAATCAATAGGCGGAGCATATGTTGATTATGATCCGAATAGCTCCGCCGCCGGCGAATCCTGCACCATCTGGTTTTACCAGGATGGCGTGCTCTGGAAGGTGCTCGGGTGTATGGCAGAAAGCGTCAAACTGTCTGCAAAAGCAAATGAAATCGCAACCCTCGAATTCTCACTAATCGGTTTGTGGGGCGGCAAGGCGTCCGTTACGGATGTCTCATTTCCTGCTCCGACATTTGAGGCAACGTCGATTGTACCGCCTATGTTCCGAAGCGCTACATTTACCGTCCACACCTACGCCGGCATCATTGAAAACTTCGAGGTCACGATTAAAAACAAGATTGCCAAACGCATGTCTGCCAATGCATCAAACGGCATATACAGATACAGCATCGTCGGGAGGGAGGTTGAAGGCAGCATCGACCCTGAACTGGTTGCGCTCTCATCGTTTAATCCTTTTGACCTCTGGGAAGACGGAGATGCAGGGACAATCACGGCAACAATCGGGTCTGCTGCGGGCAATCAGTTTGTAATTACATTGAGCAACACGGTATTGACTCCGCCGAAACTTGGAGGCAGAGAAGGTATGGCAACGTACGCCCTGGCATTTACCGCGCATCCGACATTAAGCGCCGGCAACGGGGAAATCAAAATAAGACAAAGCTGATTATAAAACCGTTCAAGGTTCAAGGTTCAAGGTTCAACGTTGAACATAGAACATAGAAAAAGGGAGGACAAAATGAGGGATTTAGATGTATCAGCAACAAATAAAATAGTAATAAGCGATGCCCGATCGGGCACTGAAATAGAACTGTATTACCGCAACCCGACCACCCAGGAAGAGGTTGAATATCAGTCAAAGCTCTACAAAAGGAAAGGTAATAAGCTGATATTGAACCCAAAGGTAAAGGTTGATCTCGGTCTGGCCATACTCACAGGTTTCCGGGAAGGGGATTTCGGGGTTGCCGGCAGGCCCATATCATCCGATATGAAAAGCCCGAACTACCGCGAGGATTGGCGGGAATTGCTCGGACGTATGGCGTCAGACATTATATCGACATTTGCAACAGTTGTGTATGAAGGGGCGCGTGTTGCGTCCGATACGGATGTGGAGATAGAAACGGCAATTGAGGAGGATATCCTCCCTTTGGCGAGGAGCTAAGGAGGCTTGCCGCCAGATGCACTCCAGAGAAACGAAAAAAATGCATGGAAACATCAGGCGAGCTTCTTGCCGCAAAATGCGCTCAATGCGACGGGAGTGTCCCATATGAACCGAGTGAATGGTTCGGGCATATCTGGTACATCTATAGGCTCCAACGTGCGGGTTATCCCTTTGGAGCGAATGATTTGTCAGTGGAAGAGTGGATGGATATGGGGGTGCTTGCAGATGAAATGGAGAGGATGGAACGGTGCGTCACCACGCCCTTAACGAGATAACAGCGATGGCACATATAAGGATGCCCGATATAACATCGGATACAACAAAAAACCCTGCGGCGGCGATAAACAGACCGACGGTGAGGAAACCTTTTAAGAGTGCGACGAGTGTTATGAATATCATAGAAAAGAGTATAGCACATATATGAACTCTGTCAATATAGTCATACAGGCCGATAATAAGGGGGCATTGTCCGTGTTTCAGCAGACCGAATCGGGGATGAAATCCTTACGATCATCAGCCGAGCGGCTTACATCGGCAATCCCTGCATTGAACGGCGGGTTCCGGAGCCTGATAACAAGCCTGTCGTCGCTGTATGCATCATTTAAGGCGTTTGAAACGCTGAAGGACGCGGCGACGCTTGCCGCCAGGGTGGAAACACTCGGCATCGTCATGCAGACCGTAGGGAAAAACGCCGGGTATAGCAAGGCAGAGGTGGAAAGTTATGCCGAGGGCGTCAGAAAGATGGGCATAACCACTCAGGAGTCAGAACAATCGATTATCCGCATGATGCAGGCACACCTTGATCTGACAAAATCTCAAGAGCTGGCCCGTGTCGCCCAGGATGCTGCGGTGATAGGAAATATCAATTCATCGGAGGCGTTACAGAGGCTGATGCACGGCATCACCACGCTTCAACCGGAAATATTGCGCACCGTCGGCGTTACCGTTGAGTTTGAGTCTGCGTACAGGAAATTTGCAACAGCAGCCGGGAGGACGGTGGAATCGCTGTCGTCTCAAGAAAAGCAGCAGATCGCATTGAATCTCGTTTTGGAACGGGGGAAGGATATTGCCGGTTCCTATGAAGCGGCTATGGGGACAGTCGGCAAACTCATGACATCCCTCCCACGGTTTATCGAAGAGATAAAACTCAAATTCGGAGAATTATTCACCCCTGCCCTGGGCATTATAATTGAAGGATTTGTCGATAAACTCAAATCATGGGAACGAACACTTGCTGAATTAAAGGCATCGGGCGATCTCGCCCGGTGGGCGGATAATATCAAAACTGCGTTTGCCGTGGCTGTCGGATCAATTGAGAATCTCTGGACGGCAGGCAAAATAACCATATCAGTGATAGGTGAGCTAAAAGAAATACTGATTGCCGCTTCTATCGCTATGGGATCATATTTCGTACTTCAAACCCTCACGTCGGTTGCGGCTGCGGCAAAATTAACAGCGCAGATAAAAGAGCTGATTGTAGTAACCGAGATATTGGCATACAGGTCATTTACAGCGTTAGCTACGCCCGCCGGTATTATCGCTGCTGCCCTGGGCGCGCTAACCTATATAACTATTAACCACTATCAGGAGCAAAGAGCGGCTGAATTGGAAATGGAGAATTTTAAAAAATCTTTATCATCATTTTCGGCTGATGCAAATACCCAGGCGATGATCGACCAGCTTGAGATTACCGCACTGGAGATCGAGGCAGTCGGAGGCGCATCGGAGGCGACCCGGCAAAAGATAGAGATGTTAAAACAGGTTATGTCCGGTGGAGCGCAGGGATCAGAAAAAAACTGGTGGAAAGGTGCTGTCCATTACGGGGATATTGGAGGCGGCAAAGCCCTTCCCCCGCCATCGGATATGAACTCTGCAAGAAAAGTCCAGGATATGAACAAGAAAATCAAAGAAGAGATTGCAAAGCTGACCATGACGGAAATTGAGCATATACATCACCGCGCGGCTGAATTTGCGAAAGAAGGGGCAGATAAAACAAAAATAGCTCAATGGACTACTGCCCAGCTTAAAAAATACTGGGATGAATATGATGATAAATCCCAGGAACGGATAAAAAAGGCATACGAGGAAGAACAAAAACTGGCCGATAAGATCGTACTTCTCAATTTACAGACAAAAAATAAACTATTTGATCTGGAAGCCGCGCACCAGACAAAGGTACTGGAATGGAACGCAAAAGCAGGTCTGATAAATGAAGAAACCCTCGCTCACAAAAAGAATGAACTACAGATCAAGGCATTGCAGAATAAACAGGCAGAGACAACCCTGGCACTGGAACAGATCGGTTATGCTGAAGACATACTATATCCCACTGAAAGGATGCTGGAACTTCTGAAAGAAAAGGAGATTACCGGGCGACAAATTTTAAATACGGAAGAAACATTAGCCTTTGAAATATTTGATATACACATTGCAAAGCAAAAGGAACTCAACGATCTGCTTAAAAAACAATCAGACTACCGGAAAAAAGGCTACGACGATACATGGACGCAGATGATGGATATGGCAAATCAGGTTGGCGGCGAGGCAGGCCAGGGACTCGGCAAGCTTGGATCGTCAATCAAAGGGATAGCCGATATAGGAATGGGAAACGACCCGGCGTCACAACGGTATCAGGCAGCTCTCAATGAATGGAATGCCATAAAGGCGTTGAGTGAGCAGGGATATGTCGACGAGTTTACGCAATTACAATCGTATAATCAGATGAAACTCGCCGAAGAGCAGATGTACAACCAGCAAAGACTCGCCATAACAAGCAATAGCTTCGGTGCTATGGCCGGCATGGCACAGTCATTTTATGCGTTGTCGAATAGTCAGAGTAAGGCGGCATTTAATGCATATAAAGCATTTGCCATCGCGCAGGCAACAATAGATACGTACATGATGGCTGTCGGGGCATATAAACAGGCAATGGGCCTGCCTCCGCCGTTCGGACAGGCTATGGCTCCGATATGGGCTGGTATGGCGATTGCCTTTGGCATGGCGCGGATAGCTGCCATTGCATCACAGCAGCCGGGTGGCGGCGCCACAACCGCCGCAACTCCCTCCGGGTCAGGCGGGTATTCCTACAACACCCCTACGACAAACGCATGGGAGTCGACTGGAACGAAGCAATCAGAACGTCCTATGATAATTAACCTGCATATCGCCGGCAATGTTGTAGATCATGACGCGTTCGCACGCGAGATAATCCCGTCTATACAAAAAGCCGTTGAGGACGGCATGAGGGAATGAGGACATGAGGAGGCATCGACTGATTTTAAAATGCAGACGCCAATAATATTATATGACAACAGACTGACGGACGGGACGCCGGCTGCTACCGATACCGCCGCAGGGTATGATATACTCAATATCTTGGATCTGCGGACGTATACGCAGTGGAAGGCCGCATCGTCAGGCACAAAATACATTACAATAGATTGCGGGTCTGCAAAAAGCGCGGACTGCCTCGCAGTAATCGGCCACAATCTTTACACCGCCGGGGCTACAGTATCCGTCGAATCCTCATCAGACAACGTGACATGGACGCAACGGCTCGCAGGTTTTACCCCGACGTCTGATAAGGCGTTTATGAAGTTGTTTGTCTCGGCGTCAGCGCGGTACTGGAGAATCAAAATAATTACTGCCGCTATTGCCGCACAGATCGCAGTTGCATTGCTGGGCGTCAAGATTCAATTTGAATACCCGCCGGAGACGCCGTATACCCCGTATGCAGAAACGGCGGCGGCAGACGTGGAGCGCAGTAAAAACGGCCACATTCTCGGAGTATCAACGTATAATCCTGTTTTAAATCTTCAGGCACAATTTGGCCTGGTGTCACGAACATGGCTCGATGCATATTACATCCCATTCTGGCAGAATCATGCACGGCTGTTTAAACCGTTTTTCTTCGTATGGGATCTCGATACATATTCTGCGGATGTATTTTTCGTGTCCATCGGCGACGATGCCAGTCTGGAAACACCATTCAGCGTGCTGACATACACTGATGTATTATCACTCAAAATGAGGGGTGTGCGCGAAATATGACATATGATGCACTAAAAAACACATTATCGCGGTACCCGGTAGAAATGGCAATCATTACGCTGGATTACTGCAACAATGTAATAGGTGTGAGCCCGTGCGCAGCCATAGACTGGTGCGGGAAGCCGGGGCTATATTGTGGTTTGTCCACCGCCTTCTGCGGCGGCATACAGGGGCAGTGTTACAACACATATGCGACATGCAAAGATAAGACCAATTACAGCAAAGGGTCAAAAGACTATGTATTTACATCAAATAATGCACCCTTGCCGTTCAGGACAGGCGAGAGACCCTACATTACGACCGTGAAGCATTTGCCTACAGAAATCAAAACCAGTTTGACAATTGCGGGGCGTGTGAATGTCGAAATGTATGACGAACCGGATACGGACATAGGTATAGACCCATACGTCTCTATGCGAGCATCCGTGCAGGGTTCATTCTGGCGCAAGCTCATAGCCAGAAACCCGAATTATGCAGGCAGGCGAATCAGACTGTATCACGGATTTTACGGACTCGATGCCGCCGATTTTGAACAGAAATTCGAGGGGAACATCGATAGTATTACAATTAAGGAGGGTGGACGCGTCATTGTTGAATGCGTTGATCTATTGAAAAAATTGTCAAAAATAGAAATACCCCCTAAATTAAATATCAAGCTGGCTGCTGCAATGACAGCCGGGCAAACGACAATATCGGTATCTGACGGCACAGACCTTGACGCGGCAGACGGATATATCAGGATTGGTGACGAGGTTGTGTTATATACGGCAAAGACAGGTAATCAACTGACCGGTTGCACAAGGGGTTGTTTCGGCACGACGGCGGCAACTCACAGTCAGAATGATAAAATACAGAAATGTCGATATTACGAGCCGCAAAGTCCGTATGACATACTGGTTGACATGCTTAAAACCGATGCCGGAATAGACCCATCGTATGTGAATGATGCCGCATATACGGCGTTGAAAGCATTTGACATATCTATGGTGGATTTTTCAGCGTTAATCAGTGAGCCAACAAAATTGGACAAATTATATTATGAGATCATTGATCTGATTGACTGCAAGTCGTGGATGGGAGAAGACCTCAAAATAACAATTGCAAAAAATCTCCCGAATTGCCCAGGCAGGGCGTATCAGGTATTTACAGACGATGAAAATATAATCGCCTCATCAGATAGCGTTGATTTAAACGCTTCGTCGAGAAAAAGCAGGGTGTCAATATACTGGGATAAATTAATAACCGCAGACGAAGACGAGGTGGCGAGTTATTCCCGCCTCGATGTTGCAGTTGATGCGGAGGGCGAAGGGATAAACATGTATAACGAGTCGCTCGAAAAGCGGGTAATGTGCCGATGGCTCAGATCTGACTATATGAATGAGGATTTTGTTATCAGGTATGTTGCAAATCTGACCAAACGCATACTCAGGCTGCTGAAAAATCCACAACTCATATATACATTCGCAGTCGAATTAAAGGATTCAGAAATAAAAACAGGGGACTACGTAAGAATTACAACCGATAAAATACTCGGCATTGACGGCAATTTGCTATCCAGACATGTGTATCAAATCGTTAAACGGGAACCAAAAGAGAATAAAATAGTATTAAAAGCTATGCAATACCCAAAACAAAAATTGTTTTGGGTTGGCGCAAATACATTACCTGATTTTACGAGCGCAACGGAAGCAGAGAAAGAGTCCGGGTTTATCACAGATGCAAACGGACAGATGAGCGATTGGAGCGACGGGTATGTGCTGTATTGAATACAGTCGATAGTCGTTAGTGAATAGTCGTTAGTGAATAGTCGTTAGTTAAAACTATTCACTGTTCACTATTCACTGATTTTAAACTATTCACTGATTTTAGGGAGGATAAATGGGATATGACGCAATATTATCAACAGAGGTTGATGTCGACAGCCCCGGCAAGGCCGAGTTATTTCAAAAAATAAAAGATAATTTTGATTACTTATATTCATTAATCGGGGGCCCGGTAGAAGTGCCGAATGGATCGTTTGAAATAGATACCGATGCAGACGGTGTGCCGGACAACTGGACGCTGAATTTGTATGCCGGCGGGTCTGCGGCATTTGATACAACAACACCCGCCCACGGTGCGAAGGCGTACAAATTTACCCGCGCATCAGGCGCCGGTAACGGCGGCGGATATCTCGAATCAGGGTATATGGAGTGCAGCCCTATAGGCGCATATGTGATTGGTTTTAGTATAAAATCGTCTGCCGCAGGGATAAAAAACATAGTCAAGATCAGATATTTTGACAAAGACAAGGTTTATATATCAGATCAGGATGTATATTCATCAACATCAAACCCGACGTCATGGGCACGGTATCAATATTCCATGACCATACCTGCAACCGCGATGTATTACAAAGCCCGCCTGATCGGTGGATACACGGATACAGACGTTGCAGGGGATACCACATATGATGATGTTGCTATCAGTAACAAAATAGTTAATCAGTCGATGCTAAAAACCACCACAGGGCAGGTTGGCGGCGCTACAGGACATTACACCACGCCGGGCGGGGAATATGCGTTTATGCCGGCTTTTTCAAATGGCTATGTA